AGTGGGCATTAGATTGCGCAATCTCCTCTAGCCTAGCGGCGATGCCGGTAGCTATATCGTCAATATCGTAGTGGCTATCAACAATCATTGTTGCAGATATTTCAACAAGGTAACGGTTCATGTTGCAAACTCACAAGATACAGCTACCCCACCTTTATCCCTTGGCCGTAACTTTAGCCAAAGCCCGCCAAGCGACTTTGGCATAGCAATCTTTTCAACCGCAAAGCCACCAAACTTGCCAAATTCTTCCTTATAGCTTCCGCTTTGCAAATGTAGCCTGTCGACTATTTCTACAGCGCCAGCAGCATTAGGCATATAGCAAGTGTGCGTTACAACTGTTCTTTCATGGTTGTGACCGTTAAGAACAATGTTTGCCGTAGGAAATATATTAAAATACCGTGACCCACCAAGCGTACCTTTGGTTATTACCCCGCCCCAAACACCATGGTGAAAAGCCAAGGTAGTCATGCGTACTTTGCCTTGAGAACCGTCTGGATTCTGCATGAAAAATTTGATAAAAATAAAACCTTGATAACTCATGTGTTCGACTTTAGATCCTTTCTCGCGCATTAAACGGGTTACATTGCGCAAAGGATCTACCTCATTATGTTTCATGATGGCAGTTTCGTGGTTGCCATCACTCATCATGTAAATGTTATCTCCCCATCTACTAAGAAAATTAGCACCTTCTTCAAATACAGTATCAAAATAAGCACCTTTTAAGTGGCCAATACGGATACTTCCCTTATCTGCCCTACGATCCTTCGACCCCTGCATGAGGCAAAAAATGTCTCCAAAGAAAAGTGCTGGTGCATTTTTAGCTTTAGCTTCATCAAGGTGCCGGGCAAATAATTTGCGATCGCACTTGGGATTATCCAGGTGAATATCAGAAGCTAAAAAAAACTCAAACGTTTCTCCGCATTTATATGGGATGCGAAACTCTAAAACTTCAGGGCTAAGGCGTTTGGTTTCAATCATGGCTTCACCAACAACGCCCAGCCGGTGCCAGCGCCGTCTGCTTCCCACCTGCGATTAAAGCGGGGTTGGCTGTATTTAATGCCTGCGCCGTTGCGGTTTGCGGTGTAGCCGCCATTGATTAGATCAGCCTCACCGTTAGGGTCATGAACGATCCAATGCCCAGCATCAGTAAAGCCGATCACTACTGACCAATGACCACCACCTGTCGGCGCGTTATATGGCCCGTGGTGTAACCATCCAACTGCAACAGGTCTACCAGTGCGCAACTCGGTTTCTAATAAACCTGGTGCGCAATTGGTTTGGAACCGCGCCTGTAAACCAAGGCTGCGTAATGCTTGCACTTGCGCTTGTGAATCGGTGGTATCACCAAACTTGGCGCGAATTTTGTTATATTCGTCATCGGATTTTACCTTGCCATAATATTTAGCAATCATGGCGCAACTACTGCTAAAGCACTCGCGGTAGCCAGTGCCGCTTGCATTATCGTTTTGGTACTCATACGGCACCTTTAGCAGCACTGATGTGGCTTTTTTGCTAATGCCCCAGAGTTTTGCTTCCGCTTCACGTCTACGGCGGAGGCCAGCTTCTGCTGATGTACCTGGGTTGATATACAGCATTAATGCCGCTGGCACTGCGTCATAATCGGACTCGCGCAGGCATTTAGATATTGTTTCAAATCCTGTTGCGCCATAAAAACCCCAACCTACGTTATAGGCAAAACTAATCAACGCATTTTGACGGTTAGCAGTTAATGTTTTCCAGCCTGGTATTGTTTTTGCTAGTGCTGGTACAACTTGAGTTTCTAGCATGTTATCCAGCAAACCATCGGCGGCTTCGCGTGTGATGGTATCGCCGATTTTTACTGCTGCACCATCAGGCCATCTAGTGGTGCCCCATCCGATGGTTGGCACACCGGCGGGGCATATATAGGCTACATCACTAAAACCTTCAAATTCGCGTATCAACGATGCCGCTGGTTCCCATGCCAATGCTGGTTTTGGCGTTGGATCAGCGCGGAATTTGTCGAGGAATGTAGCCTGCTCATCTGGTGCCAGTAGTTCCCACGCCCAGTTCCATGCCGCCTGCTGATGTGGCAGCGGTGGCTTAGATGTTGCTTTTGCCGCTGCTAGGAAATTACTCACTTTAATGCTGCCTTAATCGGGTCATATAGCAACGCTACTAATTCGATTGTTTCGCGTGATACTTTCCCGCCAGTTGCATTAGCAATCGCATGAGCAAATTTTTGTTCTACTGCTCGTGGTGCTAGTGTTTGTGGCATCTCTGCATCTAATTGTTTATACACCTGCGGCAACCCACGCCGTAGGGTTTCATCCATTGCCATTTTTAAAATTGCCTTTGCCAGACGGATTAAAAAGGCTTTCATAATCAATCAGCCTTACGGCTTAATGAGATTAGTGTGGTGAGCACCCCCATCATAGACGCAATTGCACGGCTATCACTATCGCTACAGGTAGGCTGGGGCTCGATCGCTTTGCCATCTGGTGTGCCGACATATTTGGCATACCATGGCCATGCAGTTGGCCATACATAAAATCTACATGCCGCCCATTGCGCTGTGATTAAAACCATGATGGCGATGGAGGTGCCAACGATGGATCGCACCAGCCATGGTGGCATCAGCGCACCTCAAGCTTGCTGACGCGGTTTTCCACTTTATTTAAGCGATCAAATGTCTCGCGACGGTCGGCCTTGATGTCCTCGTGTAATGTTTCTAGGCTTCCGGCGATATGCTCAACGGCACTGGTCAGCCTGATAATTGCGGCGGCGGCTTCTTCATTGCGGCGGCTAACGCCAAACAGACCCATCCCCGCTATGCCGATGCTGGCACCAACAGTAGCGGCAAGAATTTCGATCATACGCTCATTCTACTGGCTCAGAATCCTGATGACGTGCTGCCATTGCTAAAAGACACCAGCCTGTCGTCAACAGTAGGCTCAGGGACAGGGCTCCAATTGCTGTAATCATTGCTGGTAATATACGCCGCTAGTTCAGCGGTAGTAGTGGTGGCATTAATCGCTGTGATTTTACTACCTGCTGCGTCACGGATGCGTTGACGGTCGGCTTTGGTTTCAGCGGACATTAACTTGCCGTTATCCGCCTCGCGTATTACCTGCCAGTCAGTAGGCGCCAGTAACGTGTTTGCCGTGGTGCGTGTTTGCTGCGTCCACTGCTCCACCAGTTGCGAGTGATCCTTGGGCAGATCAGGCCCCCAGTAAAACCGCTGATCGTATGGCGCTGGATCGGGCACCTCGGTGATGCCAATTGCAGCCCGCTCCTCGGGGCTAGCAAGCCGCATCCAGTTGGATGGGTATTGAATGCCAGTTTTTGGATCAGTAAATGCGCTGTCAGGACTAAGCGGTTGATTATTGAAAATGAACATGAGATGTATGCAATGGGATAAGTTTAATCTAGGCTAGAAGGCGTGTCCACTACTCACCTGGCGCGGGCGTATTGGAATGGCGACTCCGCAAAACTCACATATACGTAAGTGCCTCCGTTGGCGTTAATCCCTGAGTTGTCACCACGCACCTTGAACCCATTGGACAAAAAGTCGATGGCACGAGTGCTTGTGGATGCTTCGGCATTGCTCAAATCGGCATATAACTGATCGTCAGCTACGTTGTAATCACTGCGTGCTGCATCCATAATCTGCCAGCTATCAGAAGCGTCTGTGCGCTTAATCATGAGCCAACGTGTTCTGTGGCCGGTATAGACAAAGACGCCATCTGACGATCCATTGCCTACGTAACTAGAAATAGAATTGTACCCGGATACTGGGGCGAAGCAGTATGCTACATACGTGCCACCGCTTGCATTACTGCCACCATCATTTAGGATGCTAAATACAGTTGAAGTGGGTGCAGTGTCGTTCCACAAGCCTGAATACGGACCGCCCTTAGCGTTTGTTACATTCAGTTCAAGATAGTAACTAGCTCCAAGGTCTTTGTGATACACCTCCCACGGCCTTGCTGCATTTCTCTGCTTGACAATTAGCAAACTTGGCGCAACGCCTAATCCATGCCCCACCGTTGCTGCGGATCCCGTACCTGTATAAGTAACAATCGAGAACCCCGCACTAACATTCGCCCTCACCTGACTAGTGATGGAGCCTTGTGTGTTGGTGACTGTTGATGAGCCGGCGTCCCAGCACCAGGCGACGTAGGTGTCGTTGAGTCCGTTGTAGTTTGCGGCACTCCCCAGTGAGAAACCGTCAGAGTTAAACGATGTCAATGAACCGGCGTCGGCACTCTCTGCTGCAGTCAAATTTGAGAACAGGCGATTAGTGGCGCCACGAACAATGTCCTGCAGTTGATGATTCTCGGCACTGTTCCGCTCTTTAATCCACACAAAATCAGGGCTAAACCCCAACCCACTAATCGTCTGCGTGCTGCCATTACCGGTGTAGAGCTTCACGTCAAACGCACTCGCAGACTTGGCGACTACTGGGGTCGGCAGGTTTGTATCGCACAGGGCCTTGAAGCCGCTGGGGGCGGTGTAGGCGAAGGGGCGTTGGCCGAAGTTGCAGCTCCACGTCCATGCGCAGGCACCCTCGCTTTTGCCAACGATGGGAAAGTAGGGTCCACTTGTTAATCCAGTAAACGCCGTGCCTTGGCTGACTCCGTTCTTGTAAAAAGTCAGAGTTCCACTGTCAGCATCAAGAGCAACGCCAGCAACATCGCCAACACCATAGGAAGCACCGTAGGCCGTTTCGCTTCCATTTCCTTGTTTAGTACCAAAGCCATAGTAAATCCAAACCGGATCACTGGCGGTAAGGTTTGAAGTCTGACGCCAAGAAGAGGAAGCTATGCCAATAGCCGTGTATGTACCCGATGGCCGCGTATTAACCGTAGTCTCCCAGTACCATTTTCCACTTGATAAACCAATGGTGCCAGTTGCCCCAGTGCTGGTGCCCGCACCAGAAGGTTGTGACCCGTCTAGGTTTCCATTTGAAAGGGTGATGTTTGCACCAAGCTGTAGCGGATTCAACGTCGCATAATTCCCCCTCACCTCCCCACCAGCGCCTGTATCGGTGCCGTAAGAAGTCGGGGTGTCTACGAGGCTGTCGTTGCCTGCACCAGCAGTAACGCTGAGGTTATTCGGCGTCCAGTTGTTGCTGTTGCCGCTGTAATCCTTGCCAAGGGTGGTGGCAGTGGCTGCTGAGTTATCGCTGAACTTCAGCCAGAAGCCATTGGTGCCGAAACTTCCCGTGTAAGCCTTAGGAATCAGTTGCCCAGTAGTGGCACTGACTTCTGTGAAGCTGGATGGTGTTAGGGCTTGGCCGTCGATGAAGTGGATTTCAGCAAGATAACCACCAAAATAATTTGTCGAATAAGGTTGTCTGCCACTGATCGAGTGCTGTTCAGCCCTGTTAATGCTCGAATCGCTTGTTAAAGAAGATCTGTTGTCCGTGCTGAATTGCGTTATCTCGCTGCCATTGACGTACAGCCTGACCTTATTCGACGCAGTTGCGTCAGTTGTATTGTATTGAAGAACAAGGTGATACCACGCGGAAGAGTCTCTAAAAACCTGCGTAGTTTTCAATGCGATACCGGCTGTGGCAACACTGTCGTACAGCAGCAGGCAATTGTCTGATTCAAAAGTAAATTGCAAGTAATGGCTTAGATTAGGCGCAATGCAGCAGAACAGCGATTGGAAAGTGTTTAACTCGGTTCTTTTTGCCCAGCACGAAAAGGTCCAGGTGCGCCTATTGCCCGCAGAGCTAGGCGTCCGGGACAAGTAGGCACTGTCACTACTATTGAATCTGAGCGAACGTTCTATTTGAACTGGGCCAGCAGCAGCAGCAGATTTTAGTAGCAGCGGATTAGCACTTCCAGGTATCATTAGGAAACAGTGTTGGTGAGTAGTTGAGCGGTAATACGTGAAGCAGATTCAACGTAATACGCAATTACATTAACGCTACTAAGTGTAGTGCTAACGCTTGGCGCACCACCTTGAAATTTCCAATTACCACCGTAAGGAACAGTAGCGGCTGTTGTACCGTTTTGCGTGATTGTAATAACACCTGATTGACCAGCAGTTTGGTTGCTAGGGTTACCTAACGTAACAGAACCACCTGCTGGCAAAGTTAAACTAAAATTATTTGCTGTGGCAAAATCTAGTGTTGTAGTTCCTGCTGATACCGTACCTAATGCACTAACACTGCCACGTTGTGCAGCAGTATAACTTTGAGCTGCATTTGTCGCGGCAATGTTAGTGATAGCGCCAGTGCTGCCGTTAACGCTCAGAACGCCGGTATTTGCAACTGCGGTGCCGGTAACACTGATACCAGAGCCAGCCGTTACAACTGTGATCGCTGCACTGCCATCAAAACTGACGCCTTGGATATTGCGAGCCGTGGCCAGTGTGGTGGCTGTACTGGCATTACCTGTTAATGCAGCAGTAATGGTGCCAGCAGTGAAGTTACCGCTTGCATCACGCGCAACAATTGCCGATGCAGTATTAGCACTAGCAGCAGTCGTGGCGCTATTGCTGACCTTACCAGCCGTAGCAATGGTGGCGAGTTTAGTATCTACAATCGCTGCACTAGCGTTGATGTCAGCATCAACGATTACACCAGCAGCAATAGCTGTAACGCCAGTGTTGCTTATAGTTACATCACCTGTAACTGCTGTGCTAGTTGCTACGTTTGCGCTGCTACCTAATACAATATTACCGCTAGTTAGTGTGGCAAGCTTGCTATAAGCAATTGCTGCACTAGCGTTTATATCTTCATTCAGTATTGTGCCATCTAGCAGCATCGTGCTAGTAACAGTGCCGGTGTCACCAACGGTTACTACATTGTTGCCGCTTTTGGTTAGTGCCCCAGTTACAGCAACAGTGCTATCAAATGTTGCTGCACTGGTAACATCCAATGTACCAGGTATATCAATATTGCTAGCCCATTCGACGCCAGTACCGGCAGCATCAGTTTGAAGCAATTGCCGCGCACTTCCATCAGCTAGTTTACTAACTGCAATTTCCGCGCTTGCATTTATATCAGCGTCAACTATCGTGCCATCTAGCAGCATCGCGCTAGTAACAGTGCCGGTATCGCCAGTAGTAACTACGGTGCCAGTAATGTTTGGTAGCGTGATCGTGCGATCAGCCGTTGGATCTACTACTGCGATTGTAGTTTCAAATGTATTAGCAGTGCTACCTTCAAAACTTAAACTGCCTGTTGTGCCAATTTCAAGATTGCCGGTCATTGTGCCACCAGCAATCGCTAATTTTTCATTATTTACTTCTTCAATCGCTGCTTGTACGTTATTGGCTGCAATCGTGCCTTCTGGTGTGAATGCAACTTGCGCTGCACTAACGCTAGTAAATGTTTGGCTTACGTCAACTTCTGTCCATTCAATACCAGTGGATAGCACGATGTCAGGTGGTGCTAATGCAACGTTTGGCGCATTACCGCTGGTGATGGTGCCGCCTTCTGATACCACCAGGTAGTAGCGGTTGTTTGCAGTAGCAGCGGCTGGTAATGCTGAACCTTCAACTAAACCAATTGCCGTGCCTTCTGCCGTAACTGATGCCACGTGGCCGGTGCCACCGCCTGCACTAGCGTCAAATGTGCCAGCAAATACAATCTCACCAACTGAAATACCAATCGGTTGGAATACGTTGCCGTCGTACAAAAAAAGATCCCTTGAAATTGGGTTAAAAAAGAACTGGCCGATATGATCAGCAGTTGGTTGAGTATCGCCAATTTTTGATACGGAATAGTTTGCTAATTTAGCGCCTGTAACGGCATTAGCGCCAATACGTGCAATATCAAGAGTGCCTGTTGTAATCTTGCTGGCATCAAGGTTTGGTATATCACCAGCAGCTAATGCAGCACCTGCGGTAACAACACCTTTACTATTTACTGTTACTTTTGGATATTCAGCCCCACCTGCAACGTTCGCTTGTACCGCAAGTAATAATTGATTACTACCGTTGAGGCCAAACTCACTGCCAATTTTGACACCACCTAAATCGTTAGTCGTAGCAACAGCAGTAGACAAAATGCCGTTGCCATCTACTGCTAAACCTGTACCAGCGATAACAGCGCCCTTAACGGCATTTGTTGCAACTGGTAAATCTGCTGCGACCAATGCCACGGTAGATGTTATATGGCCTTGCGCGTCGTATGTAATACCGCTGCGAGTGCTAGCACCACCTGCAACTGAATTGCTGTGACTTAATGCGCCACCGCCCGTAAGTGCTAAACCACCTGCTGCTGGTATTGATACACCACCAACAACAGATGATGTAGCAATCGGTAAATCAGCACCGGCCAATGTGGTGCCAGCCGAAGCGCGACCTTTAGCATCAACCGTTAATTTAGTGTACGTACCAGCGCTAATTCCAGTGTCAGATAGAGCTGGCACATCGCCTGCACTTAATGTAGTGCCTGCTGTTACACGGCCTTTAGCATCTACGGTAACTTTAGTGTACGCACCAGCCGTAACACCCGTGTCAGATAGAGCTGGCACATCGCCTGCACTTAATGTAGTGCCTGCTGTTACACGACCTTTTGTGTCAATTGTAAGTTTAGTGTACGTACCAGCCGTAGTTGTAGGGCTTGGCAAATCAGTATCAGTTAAATTTGCTCCAACAGTTACATGGCCTTTATTGTCAACCGTAACCTTGGTATAAGTGCCTGCCGTAACGCCACTATTTGCATGTTCAAGGCTGCCAGTGCCTACATTGCGAACAATTGGGCTAGTAGGTGCTACCAGTTGCAAATTGCTGCTTGATACCGTTACACCACCAGTAGGTGGGATGGTGCTGGTATCAAGCTTGGCAGCAGTGACTGTGCCATTAGTAAGGTTGGTGCCGCTGATGCCGCTTAGGTTTACCTTGGCTGCTGGTATTGACGCGTCATCGACTAACGCAGCGCCTCGCTGCACTAAATTCTTAACTGTAATTTTCTTGGTATCACTGCCTGCAATTGAATATACGGGCAACACATCCGCTGCTGCTGGCGTTGTTTCAGCGTTTAGCTGGTCTATACGCTGGTTGGCCATTACAGTTCCTCTCCGAGTTCCAGGATGTCCGCATCAGCGGTGCTTAACACCAGTCTATCATTAGCAGCATTAAGCAGCAGGTCGCCCCAAGTAGTGGTTTGAACCCTAAGCTTGATTTCGCCTGTTGTTATAAATTCAAACCGGCTTTCAATTATATCGCCAGCCGTGCATTGAATAGCTGCATTAGTCATCACACCTTGAATTTCGTACCACACTGAGTCATTTGCAGCATTAATGCCTTGCGCCTGACCTTCAGTTAAGATGTAAAGATTTGCCTTAAAATCACTGCCAAATTGTTGCCGCAAGATTAAGTTATGTAAATATACCGCAATCTCAGTGTCACCTGCAGTTGCATAATCGAATTGGCAGTCGATTTTACCGGAGCCAGTGATCAAAGTGCTGTATTGGTTCCTAAATTCATCGCCTAAACTGGAAGTATCAACAGCTTCACGGTCAGTTGATAATTCAAACCGTATGATATTTGCTAAAATCCTAGGCACTGAATTAAGAATTTTACAGCTAACAGCAATATCAGCGCCCGGCACCGCTAATGCAACCCTATTGTTTGAAGTGCCAGCAATAGCATCAGCGTATGTCGGGTATAACCGCAACCCGCCAAGTTGATCTACGCTAACAAACCAATTACCTTTGGTGTAGGCATATCCTGAAACAAATGACAATGTAGACGCACTACTAAATTCTACAAAATCACCTGTTACAAATGCGCCAAAGCTAAAATCAAAACTAAACATATCCTTACTAGCATCAACACTTGCAGCCTTAATAGTGCCCGCAATTGTATCACCACTATCTCTGGTAAGTTCTATGTTGCCAGCATTACCTAAATATATTGTCATAATGCAAGCGCAGTAGGTGCTCCAGTGAATTGAAATTGTATATTAGCTTGCATCACTTCCCCAACTGCTAAACTTAATTCTGCACTTGTAATAATAATATTGCCCGTAACATGTTTTTCAGCCCATGCAAGTTCTATTTTAAATGTATCGTCAGTTTCGTTTACCGGCGTTGTTTTTAAGATGTGAGTTAGCAACGGAACCGGGGCATTTGCACCAGTAGACGGGTCTTTATAATAAAAAATAGTTGCGCTGCCCGTCATCGTCCGTAACCCCGGTATAAAACTACGATCGTTTTCCGTTAAAATTGTAGTCTCCATGACATCCACTTGAGCCGACAGGCTCCAGTTACTGACTTTTGCAATTATTGTCTCGTTATTATTTGCGTCCACCAGGGACATGCTGCCATCCTTGCCGCTGTAATAAGTCATGAGTCAAGCACTCCGAGTAACTTTATTGTAACCGACATTCGGCCAGGTTTCACGCTACTAAACTGTGGCGGCTCAGCGTAACGGTATCTCATGCCAAACGGTCTGGCGCTAAACCGGTTTGATGTGCTACCGCTCGAATCATTTACATTAAATGTTTCATTCCCACTTCGAGCTTTAAACGATAACGCAAAATAATATAACGTCCCATTACACGCTAAATAATGGTCATGGATGGCAGCAGCATCGGTTTCAGTAATATTGCTATATTCCAAATCTAATGTTTTATTAAATGCTTTATTGCCATATTGCACCCGCGCTTCAATACCGCTTTGCGAACGGAAAGTTTTACTCGCAAAATCACCAGGTGACATTGATCGTGCGGTAGGCACAAGATCCGGAAAGCTAGGGCCTGCGGTACTCATTGCTCGTTTTGCACCTCAAATAATTCGGCGTTCATGTCTAGATATGTGATCTTGCCATCAATCTCCAGTGGTACGTGGCTGCCGGTTATCTCCACCATCCCTTCCTCATCATAAGCGATCATCTCTGCCTTGTATAAGCGGTTGCTAGTGCTGGAGCTGTATTGCGTAAACACACTGTTTGCAAATTCAGGCGTGGTCTTGCCATCAGCGTCGATCACCATGGAACGTTCCTGTACCTCCGTCATACCGGAACGCCAGAAATAAACAGTATAAGTGCCAGCCGCCATTGGGCTGCTAGATACCACTGTGCCGTTTTCCAGCACATAACCATTCTGGAATTGCTCCACATGCCGTGCTTGGCTTGATACCCGGAAATACTGCCCTGGCTGTAAGGCTAAACCATTGGGTAAAGTCTTAAATGATATTACATGCGTGATATGGTATCGCATGTTAATTAATAATTTTGCAAATTGTATAGCGTGATCTGCGTTAGTACAAAAACCAGTAAAATCAATGGCTTCAACTTGTGGATTTGGATTAAGGGGATCATTGCGTTTAACTAAGATATTACGAGTTTCAGCAAATCCATTTTCTATTTCATCGCGCATTGTAACTAATACTTGCGGCGCTTTACGTTGCTCCGCAGGATACCAATTCACACTAAGCGAATCTTCAATAATGTTACCATCAGTAAATAGCGCAGATATTACCGGCTTACGATTATAGGCACCACCTAATGTATAGCCATTTAGATCTGTTCCTTTTACTACTGGAAATGTTGGTTGTAGCGATAATTTACCACCAAGCACCATAAAATCTAAGAAGAAGTATTGCGCATTTTCATGGCCCCAATCCCTTATATTTACTGGTGCAGCTAACACGCCGTCCCAGTAGAAATTATTTGCAAGACATACTTTACAACCTTCCGCAAAGCCGTCCCAGTCGATCATGGTGGTAGGCATTAAACTAGATGTAGCAACAAGGTGATATAAAATTTCTGGGTATAAGTTTGATGCGCCGTAAACAGCAGTACTATTTACGTTGTAGGTATTACCGTTGGCGTCATTTATTATTTTACGTACTGTGCAGCCTTGCTTGGCATAATAAGTAAAATTATTAAAGCTGCTCCATTCTTTTCCGCTGCGTAATTGCAAGCCTAGTAGAGTCATGTTTTTATATTCTGGGGCGTAAGATATAGTATTTGTAGTGCCGGGTTGCTTGTCAAGCTTTATGTTTTCGCGTTGTTCATTAATATAGACAATTGCATGTTCTGGGCCATTTTGGTGGCTGCCTTCTTGCCCGTCGTTCATGTATACATCAGCTATAGCATCGAAGGGTTCTAATATTTGTGCGCCAGTGCTTTGGTCGGATACCGCAGTAATTCTTAATCCTGGTGTTCCATCTAAACCGTCAATAGTAACCACATCACCTACTTTGTACCCCGTGCCACCGTCTCGCACTGCTATGTTTGCTTCGTATACATCCCGATTGTAATAAGTAACATTAATTTGTGCTTTCACTCTACCGTTAGCGGGCTGTGGGAATCCTGATGAAGGCATATTTACTTCATACACACCATTAGCTTCAGATTCAAAATATGGGATACCTTGTTCATCTAAACTAAAACCATTATAATCGATTATTAGCACTTTTGACGGGAACCGATTTAAGTTTGTCCATAATAAATCATATTGCCAGCCTTCGTTATTATCATGCTCATTTGGTGGAGGTAATGGAGGGGCAATGCCATAACCAGTACCATAATAACCATTGCCCCCAACGTCTTGGCCGTAACCTGCAAATGTTCTTGCGCGTAAAGTAAATTGCACATCGACATAATACGGCCCTTTTTTAAACCGCACTACATTAGTAAACTCTTCACCGTCATACATAGGAATGCCTGCCCCCATAATCCCTTGATGCAGCCATCGTGTTTGCAAGCCAATTACAACTTCCCCAGCAGGTGTTGCAACACGTCTTTGCAATGCAAGTACACTAACGGTTAAACCTGACCCTGAGCCATGAGAAGTAGCAATTATTTTGCTAGTAGGAACCATACCGCCGTTACCACCATCTAAATTTCCGTCATATATTTGATCAAAAATTGCTTCTTTGTAGTCAAATTTAAGAGGGCTAAGGCTTAACACTCCTCCTCCTGGCGGCTTACCACGTAAGAATAAAACATCATTAGTCGCTGTTATATTGTTCACACGTTCTAAGTAACCTTTAAACGCTACAGTAAACGGACCTATAGGAGTAGATACTGAATATTCTTCAATCTCACCTGTTCTTGCATCTAATACACAAATATTATTGCCAGCGGGGAAATTATACGCTAGGTATGCGCCACCTGCAACTGGTCTAAATCTAACTTCGTATTGCATATTTTTTGAATTTGGAAATACCACACGTATAAAATTAAACTGGCTTACCGGCGCTCGACCTTTTACGCAAAATATACCCCCACCGCCACGTACTAACCTATGCCATTCGGTAGCACCCTTTTCTTTTACTTCTACTCTAAAAAACGAATACCGTAGCCCGTATTCGCTATAACTTCCAACATTATAATTATTGCCACCACTTTCAATTCGATTTAAAACGTTATCTGATGGCATACTAGCAAAATTTGCAATGCCAGTAAAACGTTTATATACTTGCGATTTAATGCCAATTTCTACTTGGTTTAATTTTCTTGTTGTAGTAAAATGCGCAATCGCTAGTTTGCATACGGTAGGCCCACGCGCTGGATTGACTTGGCTTAAAAACTGGTTAGGCCCTTCAATATCGTTTGCAGGTTGATTTATTACTATTCCTTCATTTACAAGGCGTGTTTTGCCTACTTGAGTAGCTTTAAATGTAAATATTTTCTTAGTATTTATATCCCATAAATTATTGGTACTTTCTTTTACGCAAACAGCTTCAACGCCACCAACAAGATATGTCTCGCCAACAACAATAACATCGTCTACAGCTTCTCTTATGCTATCTTCTTTCCCCTTTATATCTTCATTCCCTATATCACCAAATAAATTGCCTGAATTACCCTCGTATACGTGAAATTCGATTGTATCTCCTATAGCAATATCGACATCTAAAAATTGTTGGTTTGCTGGTAAAGGAAGTGTAGCGCCAGCAGGAGTTCGTGCAGCTATTAAGCCTGTACGTGGGGCATAAATGGATAATATTTTTTGCCGCTCACGCGCTGCTTCTTCAACTGTTGCCACTTTTTTGTTGTATTCTTGTTGATCTCGAGCCCATAATTCAAAATTAAATTGAAATACGACTCCAGGTGGATAAACTACCCGCACTCGCTTAAATGGTAATTGCCAATGCTGCCCATTACGTAATGGCTCTGATATGCCAAATGTTGTCATGGTAGATGGTATCCGCACCCCGCTAAATATTGGTTGCATATTATTATTGGTTTTTAATTCTGCTAGAAATACATCACTTGCATTACGTGGTTGTAAATCACCTCCTTTTTTATCTGCAAGAGTTATACGATTACTTGAATTGCCATTCCTAAAATACATTGCTAACTTGCTAGATTGATAGCCACGTAATAAACTATCACCAATCCCCATCCCATCAAAATCTGGTTGTGCTGCCAGCTCACCGCCATTAGCAAGAAATATTGCTAATAATTCCTGCCCATCACCTTGGCTTAATAGTTGCGACCATAGTAATTTTGTTTCTACTCTTACACCACCATAGTTATTACGACGATTAGCAAATACCAGTTGCATCGACTCACCAAGTCGCGCAAGCGGTTGTACTGAAGTGAAGCCATCAACATTAGTAAACCTGTTGGAGCCTGTAACGCTGGCACCAGTTACATCTGCGCCGCGCTGCTCTTGCTGTTGCTGTTGCGCTGGATCAGTTTGACGTGGCAGCTTTGGCTTTGGTGCCATTGCTGATGCTGCAAAACTTATACCCATCCCTACAACTGTCATGACCAAAGGCACAACAGGAATACACACTACCTCCGGCACCACGTCATATGCTGCATCGCGTTTTGGCCGGTAGTTAGCTACCTCATTTGCATACCAGTTATATTCTTCTATCGTCAACCCTAAAGTATCAATTAATTGCTTTTCCCATGGCAATATCGCGCCTCGTATTTGACGGTTGGGGACCATACCACCCGGTTGGTTTGTGCGCTGCAATGAAGCCATCCGGTGTCGTAATAAACGGCTAGCCCATAGCTATCAACAGCTTGGACTAACGCAATAATACCAGTTTCGCCTGGTGTTCCCCATAATTCTAATTGCTCCTTGAAGATACTGGTATCACCTGCATGTAAACGCCGATACCAACTGCGGGCTGGCACTGGCGCTTCAATGCCATACCACCCCAATACCCACCGGCATAAATTAATGCAGTCGGTAGCGCCATGCCGTGCTGGCTCAGCGCCTAATCGATATGGCAAGCCAATAAGATCAGCCGGATCGGATAGCGCCCGTGCTTGGCAAGGCACCGACTGCTTCACGGCTAATTCGCAAATTAGGCGCTTGGGCACCAATTGCATCGATCGCACTGCTTAATTCCATCTCAACCGCTTGTGTATTATACGTTAATCCAGTTGCAATCCATGTTTCATCACCTAATAATAAATATGGCGTATAGGTATCAGTAAGCTGATATGTTTTTACATTTACCTGCCAGCCGTTATTTACTGCACTTTGCACCCAGTTTAAAGTTAATGGGTTGGCCGGTAACGTAAGCTGGCTGCTGATATTATCGCCGCTTTTTGTTTTTTGTGCGCCTTGATAATTAAATGGTAATAGCTGATATGTATTACCAGCAAAGGTAACCTGTCCTTCGGCAAAGAAATTCTGCCACCTTGTAATACCGCCTGCGGTATCAGTAAACGCAACAAAATTACCAATTACAAATACGCTCATCTTAAACCTACCTGTCTGCGATAAGCCGGTGATTGTTGTAACTTACTGGTAACCTGAGCAGCACCTGCTTTTGCGCCAGCAGCAGCAGCGCGGCGTTCAGTAGCAGCCATTGCAGCTACTAGCTGGTCCTTATCAACCCAATCACGATCCATAAACCGTGTGGTCTCAAAACTCATTGATAATACAGGAGTTGAGTTGTTTACGATATTAGTATTATCAGCGTTTGCTTGATTTTGATTGTACTGGTCGCCATTGCTTATGCGTGTTGAACTATTGATTGTATTGCCATTACGCATTTGCATCGCAGATCCGCCACTTGGTGCTAAAGCCATCTCGGACTCGCCAGCGCCACTACCGCTGCCTTTACGTTGATAACGTGCCATTGCTGCTGCCGTAGCATCTGCTGGCACGATCGTGCCTGATGTACGTGGCACAAATAACTCAGGCCCTTGTTCGCCAACTAGCGATGGCCTGCCAACAGGTGGGTTGCCGCCAGCAGCAAACATTTTGATGCCGCCAATCGTAGGGTTGATTGAGCTAAGTAATGTTTTAACGCCAAACGATATAAGCATCTTGCCAATATCTTTTAATACATCAGATAACACTTCTTGCAAACTCTTAGCACCAGTTATAGCGCCATCAATAGCGCTTACAATCCCGCCTTCAATGCTAGCGCCAATGCCTTTTACCAAGGAAGTTACTCTTTCCTTTTCAGCAGCAAGTTTAGCTGTAGCATCTGATATTTCTTTTTGTTTAATAGCTTGCTGATTTAAGTTTTCCAATATCTGTGGGCCTGCTGCTATTTGCTGGTTTAATAAATCAACATCTTGCATTCGCAGGTTAACTTGCTCGGTTGTTAAATCTAATTCTTGAAGTGACCCTTCTATTTTTTTAATTTGGTCAGCTAATATTATTTTATTTTGCGTTACAAGCTGTTCATTTTGCGCAAACTGTGCAGCAAGTGCCGGGTTAGTACCGCTGACAATTAAATCTAACGTTCTTTGGTCTAATTGATTTTTTTGTATTGCTGTGTTTAAATTTGCGGTTGATTGCTGCAAAACTGTTCCGGTGCTTTCTGCCAATGATTTTGTGTACTCGTCTTGAAGAGCAACTTTTGCAGCTATTTCGCTTTGTGTTTGTAATTGTTGCAATCCTTTTGTTTGTTGATCTAGTTTTGCGGTTGCTGGCGAAAATGGCTTGATGTTATTTGCAGCATCTACCTGCATTGACTGCGCTCCTGGCACCATTGCCCGCATTCCTGGTGGCCCTTGCATTGCAGCAGCGGCAGGGCCTTTAGCTGCTGCTCCACCTGCCCCTATTTGCAATATTTTCCGCACTCTTGCTGATAGTGCAGGTTCTTGGCCTACAGGGACTTGAGCGCCTGGAACATCGAAAGCTTGGCCGCTGTAGTGATAACTGCGGGGGGCATGACCGCCGACTGGGTTTACGCCCTTTAATTCAGTTGTTTTAATCCCGCTACGGTTCAAAAGTGCTGCGGCTTCTTTTGCTTCTTTGGCTGTTTTGTATGCAATGTGATCGTGGTAATTACTGCCACCGTGATCAGGACGGTAACCGCCGGCTGCGCCTAGTTTTGGATCCCCGCTGAAATATTCAATAACTTTACCCATGCCCCCACGTTTTGACGTTCCGCCACCTGCCCCATCCGTTGGCTTTGCGCTTTCCATTATTTCCTTTGCTTTCTTAGCGCCTTCCACCATCAAGTCGCTTAATGTGCGGCCTGCTGTTTGTAGTATCCCAGCTACTTGCCGTGCATAATTCTTTTGCATCTCGCCAATTTCACGTTCAATGCCACGTTTAAAATCTGTTAATGTACGCTCTAATTGAATTTTTTTCATTGTTGAATCAAATT